TCCCTGGAGCTAGCGACAAAACTAAGTCCATCTTTAAAGCCGTTTCTATCACAGAAAAAAGATCACGACAGAGCAGAGGCATTTCTTCTTGCTTATCTTGCATGCCAATATCATGCCAACTTAACATCTTAAACATTACAAAAGTTTAATGTTCAAATTGATTTAGATGTGTTATTATACTTGCATAAACAATTAAAACCAAAAAGGAGAACTTAATATGTATTATGAAGAACCAATCAGGATTGACTCACAAATACATGATGACCCAGACTTCAATGCAACTTTTAAAGATGTTATTGCGCTCAAAAGTCCTTGCACTGGTTGTTATCTTGTAGATCATTGCGGTAAGAACCTTACAGCATGCAAACAGTTTTATAAGTTTGTTCACCGTTCAGATGAAGGACAAAGGGACAGGTTGGATATGCCAACCCGTGAAATTTATTTTGAACTTTTCCCAGAGGATTTTAGAGATGTTAACAAAGAATATGAAGGTAGATAATAAGATGACAAAAAAGAAAATTAATCAAGAAATGTATCAGAACGCAGCCAAGAACCCTTTGATTGCAAATTCTGAAACAGTAAATAAAACCGTTTCAAAAAGAGGAATCAAAAAAGTAGGGCGTCCATACGTTTCTGAAGAATTGTTAATGGTAGTTATTGACAGAATGTGCGAAGGTGAATCACTTAATCAAATTTGCAAAGATGAGAAAATGCCAAGCCGTGGAACTGTTCTTAATTATGCATTGTTAAAGAGAGATGCAAAAGAAGAATGGGTTCAGAAGTTCTCTCAAGCTTATGAAATTGCAAAAATGGTTAGGGCAGAAAGTTGGGCTGATGAAATGACAGAACTGGCAGATCAAACAGTTCCGGTTTCTGAAGAGATACAGAAAACAAAACTTCAAATTGAAACAAGAAAATGGCTTGTTGGCAAACTACTTAATCAATTTGGTGATAAGTCAAGGCACGAAATAACAGGAGCAGACGGGGGAGCGCTTAAAACTGAAAATTCTGTTGTCTTTTATCTACCAAGCAACGGGCGCAATGATAAATCACTTGAAGACCAAAACCAAAACCAAATAGAGGAATAAATATGGCTTATTTAATTTCACATGAGTATGATGCAAAAGAAAATATATTGTATATGTCAGCGGTGGCAAATGATGAGGACAATATTGGATTTATGAAAAATGTTAATGTTGAAATAAAAACACTTCTTAATGCAGACTTCATTGTTAATAAATTTAAACAGTTCCTTTATAATCCAGAAACTCTTTCTGATAAGGATAGGAATATCATACAATCACACATCAAAAGCAATTATTAACCTTTAAGTTAACGCCCCTTAATCGGGGCACTTAATTATTGAATCCAAACATTACAAAAAGTTAATAAAATAGTTCTTTACTTTTTTGGTTTCTGGTCGTATAATATATACATGGACTTGAGAAAAGGCAGAAGTTCAGATTAAACCAAACTAAAACCAAAGGAAATTAAAATGAAAATTAAAATTAGCACTAAAATTACACTTAAGCATTTAGAAATCGAAGTAAAAGAAACTGGAAGTATAGAATTTACTGCACAAAGTCTTGACCATACAGGTTCAGCACTAAAAGAAACAGATATCCATGAGGTTTCAAATAAAAAAAAGGGCCAGGTTTATAATTATAAAAGAATATTATTTCTTGGCAGCTTAGGTTTTTCAGGCTTAGAGATAACGAGCGAAGAAGCAGAAGAAATTGTAAATATTATTTTTTCATAATGAATAAAGCCCCTTAAATGGGGCAATTAAAAAAAACTAAACTAAAATTAAAAGGTGTTAAGATGAGAAATTCAAAGGTTGTTAACGGAAACAAAATTGCAATTGTAAACCCAAAAGTTTTTGAATCAGATAATAATTCAATTATTTTAAGTTTTGAATTACAGGTTCCAAGAAATTTATTTGAAATCAAAATATTAATTGAGGAAGGAGAGATTTCAAATGTTATTAATCAGGATTCTTTTGCAGATGCATATGATTATCTTGATACTTTTATGCGACCTTTTGATATAGACAAAGTTATAAAATTTATTGATGCAACAAGTGAAAGGATTGCAAGAAAAATTATTTTAAGCCAGGAGAATAAAAATGTTTGATATTGTATACTTATCACAAGGCCGGAAAGTTTCAATTATTATTGATGATGTTAATTATAATGAAATCTTAATGGCACATGAATTTGATATAAGGATTGAATTTTCTGAAGATGGTTTTTCATTTAAGTATATCCTTAATGACAATGAAAAAGCAGATATAAATGATTGTGATGAAGCAATATATTTTATTGAATTTATTGAACAAGAATCATTCACATCAAAAGACATTGATTTGCTTAATGACTCAATCCAATCTTTAATAATGATTAGTTCGGTTATCTTAAGTTGAAAAATATAAAGTAATTTGATATAATGGGTTCTTAAAGAACCCTTTTTTTTATGGAGATATTAAAATGAAAACAATTTATAAATTGCCTTCAAAAATTTTGTATTACACCGGAACATTCATAACCTTGTGCGGAATAGGCTTGTTTGTTTTTGGGCATATGATTGCGGACTTTGCAAGAGACAAGGAAAAGAAAGCATAAGTGAATATTATAAAGCCGCAGGAAGGCCCCCAGCAACAGTTTTTAAGCACTTCAGCAGACATTGCCATATATGGCGGAGCGGCTGGCGGTGGAAAGACTTTTGCCCTTTTATTAGAGCCGATGCGGCACGTTCAGAATAAAAATTTCCATGCTATTATATTCAGGAGAACCAGGGTTCAAGTAAAACAAGCGGGTGGACTTTGGTCAGAAGCCGAAAAGCTATATCCAAATATTGGAGCCATACCAAATAACACGGATTTAACTTGGAAATTTCCATCAGGAATGAAAGTTGGATTTTCATATTTACAAACTGACGCAGACAAGTATCAGTATCAAGGCGCACAGATTCCATTAATTGGATTTGATGAGTTGACTCATTTTAAAGAAGATCAATTTTTCTATATGCTTTCACGCGTTCGTTCTGATTCGGGTGTTAGAGGTTATATAAGATGCACAACGAACCCTGACCCTGATTCATGGGTTGCAAAATTTATTGATTGGTGGATTGGTGAAGACGGTTATCCTATACTTGAGCGTTCGGGCGTTGTCCGCTGGTTTATAAGAAAGCATGATGACTTGGTTTGGGGAGACTCAAGAGAAGAATTAATTGAAAGGTTTGGCGATAAAGTAAAACCCAAATCAGCAACGTTTATAAAAGCAGGACTTGAAGACAATAAAATCCTAACAGAAAAAGACCCAGATTATGAAGCCAATCTTCAATCCTTGCCCTATGTTGAAAGAATGCAACTATTGGGTGGAAACTGGAAAATTCGCCCAGCCGCTGGCCTATATTTTAGAGCAGATCAATTTAAGTATTGTGATAAGCACGAAATGCCAAAATTTAAAAGATTAGTAAGATACTGGGACAGGGCGGCAACTGAAAAGACAGCAACAAACAACCCAGACGCAACAGCAGGCGTTTTAATGGGTATTCCAGAAGACTTTGAAACATTCCCAGCCTATTATGTTATTGACGTTGTTAAGTTCCACAAGGGGCCACGGGACACATTGAAAGCAATAATGGATACAGCAGAAAAGGACGGAAAAGAAGTTGAAATTGGAGTTGAGCAAGACCCAGGCCAAGCAGGTAAGGTTGAAGCACAATTTCTTGTTGGAAATTTGAGAGGATACACAACAAAAATTGTTGTTGCGTCCGGAAAAAAACTTGCGCGTGCCACTCCTTTCAGCTCGCAATCACAGGCCGGTAATGTTATAATTGTCAGAGACATGACATGGAACGGTGATTATATAAAGGAACTTGAGGCATTTGATGGATCTGAAAAAGGTCATGATGATCAAGTTGACGGAAGTTCTGGCGCGTTTAATATGCTAAATGAAAAAAAGAAAAAAGTATTTATTGGGAGAGCAAAATAATGACAAATAGAACAAATATTGAAAGGTTAAGCCAAATTCCACCAAGAACAGGAAGGCAAATAACTGAAGATGGTGAAATTATAAGCAATTCACAAAAAACAGTTTTGGAGTTCTTTTCTAATGCTTCTGAATTAGCTTTGGCGGGAATGCTTAATTTTGCAAAATCTGTTGAAACCGTTAATGCAGATGAATCAATTACATTTGTTATAAAAACAGGGGCGAACCATATTTGTCAATTTGCAAGAAATTTAACTGTTAGTTCAAGTTTTTGGGAAATTGAAGTTTTAACAGGGGGATCTTTTTCGGGTGGGACATTAATTACTTCAAGAAATACCAGAATTGGGGAAGCTGCTTTCGGAAACACTGTTGAAATATATTCAGGATCAACAGTTTTAGGCGCAACCGTTGGGGAAATAGATTTTATAGCAGCATCTTCACGAAATAAAGATTCTGGAATATCTGGCGCTTATCCTGGAGCAATAATAACATATCCACCAAATTCAATATTTGCGGTAAGGTGCAGCAATAAGGACGCAACAAATGATAGTTCTAAAATATCATTTCAATATATTTTTTCTGAAATTACACCAACACAAATGCAAAAAATAAGAGGTATATATGTCATCTAATTTAAAATTTATGAAGCCAAGCCAAATTAAGCAAAGTAATTTCGCAAAAGCGCAAGAGGTAATGGGAACAACATCTTCAGCGGTTTGGACTCAACACAAAACAAATGAAATGCTTGTTGAAGGCTATGAAGGTAATTCATGGGTTTATGCTTGCATTCATAGAAAGATGCAGGCAGCTGGAAGTGTTCCTTTAGTTCTTCAAGAATACAATGAGGAAGACGGCTTCAAAGATTTTAAAAATGATCACCCATTAAAAAAGCTAATGAACTCTTGCCCTGGATTGAGCGGGAAAGAACTTGTGCAAATGATAGTCGGGCAAATGGACATACAAGGCCAATTCTTTGCTAAAATAACCTATGGCGGAAGAGGTGGGTTAACTCCACTTGAAATTTACCCAATGCCAATTGGTTCATGTTCAGCCGTTGAAATAGACGGTGAAGCAAAGCAATTTAAATATATGAAAAGAGATGGAAGAACAGAAACGCTTGAAGCAAAAGAAGTTCTTCACATTAAAGACCCTCACCCTGATACAATTTTCAGAGGAATGGCACCGCTTAAAGCTGGTGGAAAAGCGGTTGACGTAGATAATGAGGCAGCAAACTGGCAGAAAATAAGCATGCAGAATAGGGGTATTCCTGACGGTGTTTTTACAATGACCGGAGATATTGGACCCGATGAGTGGGAAGAAGCTTCAAGACAGGTTTCTGAAAATTACACCGGCATTGAAAATTCACGTAAGCCTTGGGTTGTTGCCAATGCGAAATTTGAACAGATGAGTCAAAGCATGGCGGATTTAGATTTCATGCAAGGCCGAAAAATGACACGTGAAGAAATTTGTGCAGTCCTTGACGTTCCGCCACCTTTGGTTGGAATTCTTGATAAGGCCAATTATTCAAATATAGAAACAGCCAGAAAAATATTTTGGATTGATTCAATGATTCCAAAACTTTCATTGATTGCTGACCAGATAACAAGCAAATTTGTCAAGCCTAACGAAAAATTAAGAATGGTTTTTGATACATCAAAGGTTGATGCATTGCAAGAGTCATTGACTGAAAAACTAACTTCAGCAAAAGACCTTTTTGGAATGGGCGTTCCTTTAACAGTAATCAATAAAAAACTTGAGATGAATCTTGGTATTGAAGAAATCCAAGGACTTAACGTTGGATATTTGCCTGGTGCTTTAATGCCAACAACTTTTGCGTCAACCCCTGGAGCTTCAAAGGACAAAAACCAGTCCACCGACGAAGTCGGAGAAGATTCCAGTTCAAGAATGAGTGATGAGGATTTCGATAGAATTTCATCTGTTATGGATAAGGTTATAACCAACCAAATGACAAGGGAAGCAGCAATAAAACTTTTAAATATTGCAATACCTTATCTTGATGTTTCTAAGATCGAAGAGTTAATTCCAGTTGTTGAGGTTTCAAACAATGCTGATTAAAGCCGGAAAGAAAAAACTATTAACTGGCAAAACAAGGCAGGAAGAAAGACGAACCCAGCAAATGTTGCAATCAAGAATAGGTAATGCAATGATGCCTGCGCTTGATTCAGAATTTAATAGGACAATAAACAAACTTGTTGACTCATACGAAGAAACCCAGGGTTCAACAGAACTATTTGTTTTTGAACTTGAAAAGCATGAGAAAGAACTTGGCGCGGTCTTAGAAAGAGAATGGAATAGGGCGGCGATCATGGCAGGAGAAAGAATAATTGGTTCCGCCAAATGCATGCACGGAAATCACTTTATAAGAAAGGAAACTATTCAAGAAAGTTTCTTAAGTAGAGTTCAGTTTTTTATTTCAACCATTGCACTCAAAAAAGTAGTTGGACTTTCACAAACAACCGTTGAACAAGTAAGAAGTAAAATATCAATAGGACTTGCTGGCGGTTTTTCAACTGATGAAATAGCAAAAAATATTAGAGGAACTTCTGGACAGATGTCCAAATATAGATCAATGATGATTGCAAGAACTGAAGGACATTCAGCTTATAATTTTGGATCACAAGCAGGAGCGCAAGCAAGTGAATTAATGCTTGAAAAGGAATGGATTTCATCGGGGGATATAAGAACAAGAGACGGTGAAAATGGATTTGACCACGACGGCGCAGACGGCGAAACAGTTGGCGTTGATGACTTTTTCATTATGACAAGTGAACCCTTGATGTATCCTGGAGATCCATCAGGAAGCGCAGGAAACGTTATTCATTGCCGTTGTGGTAGTGGGCACGTGATTTTATAAGATGCAATTAGAAGTTAAATTTGATACAATTAAAATATATTAATTAAGAGGAATTAAAATGTTTAACAAAGAAATGAAATCAGCTATTTCAAAAGCTATTCAGCTTGGAATCGAAAAAGGTTTTGACGTTGAGAAATCTGTTATTGAAACACTTGAGCTTGCCGAAAAAGGAGAGTTGCCAACCGGCATTAAATCAAATTCAGCACCAATTGTTAAAAGTTTTGAAATCAAAAACGCAAAAATTGACATGGAAGAAAGAATGGTTTCAGGCTATGCATCAACCTGGGATTTAGATCAGACAAATGATGTTATTCATATGGGCGCATTTAGAAAATCATTAAGTGAAAGGTCAATTAAACTTTTATCACAACACAATGAATTAATTGGAAAAGTTATTGAAGCATATGAAGATGAAAAAGGTCTTTTTGTAAGTGCTTATATATCAAAAACAAGTCGTGGTGATGATGATTTGCAACTTGCAAAAGATGGCGCACTTGATAAATTTTCTATTGGCTTCAGTATACCAGGCGGAAAATATGAAGTTGATGAAAAGGGAATAAGGCATATATATGAAATAAAATTATATGAAGTTTCATTGGTCACTTTTCCGGCAAATGAAGCGGCAATTGTTCTTGGAGTTAAGGGAACATATGAAGATGAATTGCAAAAATTAAATGATGAAAATTCTGAAGATAATTCTGAAGATAATTCTGAAGATAATTCTGAAGATAATTCTGAAGATAATTCTGAAGATAATCCTGAAAATGAAAAAGATAAGGAACTTGAAAAATCACTTCAAGAATTTATTGATTTCACAAAGTCTTTTAAGGATAAATCAGAACTTGAAAAGTCATTGAAAGAATTTTCTGAATATACAAAATCAGTAAAATACTGAAAACATTGTTAACGGGTTGACACGCCAAGTATAAGTTAGTAAAATGATTATAGTTGGCGTTGCACTCACAACATTAAAAAATGGTGAGCCGCTTTTGAACAATTAGCCGCGCAAGCACTAATCCGAAAGTCAGCTTAACTTTAAAACTTAAATAACACAAATCAAAGGTATAAAATTATGGATATTAAAAAGCTTTTAGACGATGCACACACAGAGATGAAATCACTTGTTGAGCGTCAGTCTAGTGAAATTAAGAATATTGGTGAAGTTTCAGCCGATACCGCTAAGCAATTAAAATCAGCTGAAGCGCGTCTTGTTGAAGTTTCAAAAGAAGTTGATGAAAGACTTGTTGAAATTGAAAAGAAATCTGGCCGTCTTTCTGCCGGAATGAATGAACTAAAATCAGCTGGCGAAATTTTCGTTGAATCTGATGAGTATAAAAATGCACGTTCACGTGGACTTAACTCAACAGGTGCCGTTGAAATCAAAGACATAACAAGCGCGGCTGGTTCAGCTGGAGCGGTTGCATTGACTCAAAGGGTTCCTGGTATATTTCGCGATCCTGCCGATAGACTGGTTCACATTCGCGACCTTATCAATGTCCAACAAACTTCAAGTGGTTCAATTGAATACTATGTTGATTACAGTGGTTTTGACAACCAAGCCGGATCACAGAATGGCGAACTTACTGCCAAAAATAAGTCAAACCTTGTTCTTGAGCAGCGCACAGAGTCAATTAAGACAATTGCACACTGGGTTCCAGCTTCACGTCAGGTTTTAGAAGATGCGCCTATGCTGCAAGGCTATATTAACAATCGCTTGTCTTATGGCCTAAAGCTTGAAGAAGATAGTCAATTGCTTTATGGTGATGGAACTGCCGGAACTCTTACTGGTATCATGAATACAGCTGGTGTTCAGGATCATGGAGACCGTCCAGCCACTGATGACTATGTTAGTCATATCAGGAAGGCAATGACCAAGGCGCGTTTGTCAAATTACCAAGTCGACGGATTAATAATTAATCCTGCTGATTGGGAAAAGATAGAATTGCTTCAGAACGATACAGGCGACTATATTTGGATGTGGTATATGTCTACACAAGGACAGCCGCGCATGTTCCGCGTTCCAATCATCGAAACAAACGCAATTGCACAAGGTGATTTCTTGCTTGGAAACTGGGCAATGGCCGCAACTTTGTGGGATCGTCAGCAGGCTAATGTTCGCATCAGCGAAAGCCACGCCGATTTGTTTATTAAAAATGGTGTTGCAATCCTTGGTGAAGAGCGTATCGGACTTACTGTTGAGCGTCCAAGCGCATTTGTTAAAGGTTCATTTGTCGAAGCAGTATAAGAATCTGAACTTGAAATGAAAACAGGGTGGTGGTATACTATGTATATCATCACTTTTTTATTATTTAAAAAAAAATAAACCAAGGGGCAAAATATGAAAGAATTAACAGCACTTAAAAACTGGAAAGGTTCAGAAGGATTTGTTAAAAGAGGCGATTCATTCACAGCTTCAACAAATGAAAGAGAAAAAGAATTAATTAAATCAGGTCGTGCAATTTTCTTAAATGAAAATAAATCACTTGAAGTTAAAGAAACGAAAGGCGGTTCAACTCCTGATAAAATAGAAAATAAAGATTTTGAAATCAAAGAAAAAAAAGCACCAGTAAAAAGGGCAAAGGCAAAGCCTAAAACTGAAGATAATAAGGGGAAATAATACATGTTTGCATATAACAGAGTTTCATCAAAAAGCACAAAAACACCTTGGATAATGGCAACCGCCGTTAAAACTTCAACGCGTGCTAATGTTCCCGGTCTTTCTGTTTCAGATTTGTCAGCTTTCCTTGGTTTCGGTGATTTCTTTTCACCTATAGAACAAGCAATGCTTCAAAGTTTTCTTGATGCTTCAATTGAAATGTTATCAAAATATACAGGTTATGAACCTTCAGATATTAATTATACAATAAAATATGACAGACACCCAATGGCGCTTGATTACACTGGTGGAATTTCAGGATCAGGAGAATATTCAGAATGGATTAATATACCAAGAAGGCCTGTTAAATCAGTTAATGAAATAAGAATTTCTGATGATGTAATTACAGATTATGAAACCGATACTGAAAGCAATCCAGCCAGGGTTGGTCTAATATCCTATTCATCTTCATACAATTATCCTTCTTTTTCTGAAATTGAAATTGATATAACATGTGGGCCGACAGGAGATGTTAACCCAGCCTTTATTGTTGCTGCCTTACTTCTTGCTTCATACATTTATAATAACCGTGGTTGCGCAATGAATAATGCAATTTCAGATTCTGGAGCTGCCGCAATGATAAGACCGCTTAAAGTTGCAATTGGAGGTTTATAATGTCTTTTTGTTCAGATATAAAAACAAGTGAATTAAATTATCTTATAAAAATATATGAGAAGGTTAATGTATCTTCAGATGGTCTTGGCGGATATATAAAGTCCTGGAATGAACTAGGAAGCACCAGAGCAAAAATAACTTTTTCAGCTGCAAAAGACAATATAACAGGTCAAGTTTTAGGAACAGCATCACAAGCAAAAGTTATTTTAAGGAAGTCAGTGCCAATTTTAAAAGGATATAGAATTGACATTGCTGGTTCTGAAATTCAATATGAGTGTATTGGTTGCAATCCTGAAGATCCTTTTTCAAATTATAAACAGTGCTATTTTAGGCGCGTAGAGCATGAGAAGGTTTAATGTCAAAATCATCAGTTAAGTTTTCACAAGAAGATGTGTCAAAAGAGATTTCAAACAACTCAAGAAAAATCGTTGAGTCATTCGCACGACTAACAGAAGCACAGGTTAAAAAGAACATAATAAGAAGCACTCCAACAGGTAATACATATCAAGTTCCTGGAACGTCGGTAAGTTATACAGCCTCATCACCAGGTGAAGCACCAGCAAACAGAACAGGAGCACTTGCAAATTCATACGCAACTGAAGTTATTTCAGATAAAGAAGCAATTGTTTTTAGTAATTTAAAATATGCAAAAATTGAATTTGGGTTTGGTAATATTGCACCGCGTCCAGCTTTGAGGCCTGCAAGAGATCAGATAATGAAAGACAAGGATAAAATCATAAAATCAGCAATAAAAGGAAAAGGAAAATGAGAGAAATAGTTCAATCAATATTTAATGTATTATCTTCTGATTCTGGATTATCTTCATTATTGACTGGTGATGGTCTAGGAAACCCAGCTATATATTCTTCTTGGGGTCTGCGTGAGCATGGACCTTATATAGTTTTGACATACTTACCAGCTTCAGAGGAGTATTACAATCAAAATTCAATGGAACTTCAGTTGGATATTTTCGACAGAGACGAAACAGAAGGAGAAAGTTATGTTCGATGCTATGAAATAAGAGATAATGTTGTTAGGATTTTAGATGGATATAATGACGGACAAGGAACTTTCAATCTTAGATCTTATTATAATTCAGAAAATACAGTTAAAGAAGACAAAGGAAGATACAGAAGATATTTAATTTCTTTTGAGATTAGATTTCAAAGAACTTTTGATGTATAATTAACATATAATATTAAATTTACGTAAACTTTAAATATAGAGGAAATTAAAATGGCTAGAAATTTAGGTATTACCACAGAAACAGCTAAGAGAATGATACTGGACGCGGGTGCGGTTTTCATTAACTATGGCGAAACTGACGAACGCCTATTGGGCGCAACAAGAGAAGGATCGACATTTGTCGTTGAACAAGATGTTCGTGAAATTGAAGTTGACGGCTTGAGAGGCCCAACAAAGGGTTTTAGACGCGTTATTGAAGAGCATGTAAGACTTACTGTTAACCTGCTTGAAATGACACCAGAGAACGTTGAACTTGCCTTGATTGGTTCATCAACGACTACTGACGGAACTCATGATGTTATAAAGAGAAATCTTCAAATGTCAGAAATCAGCTATATAACAAATATTGCAATTGTTGCTGATTATTCCGATGGTTCTGGTCAACCAGTTATTATTGTAATCAATAATGCTCTAATGGACGGGGAATTCACTCTTGATTTTACAGACAGGGAAGAAAGCACAACTGAATTACAGTTCACAGCGCATTTTGATCCCGAAGGAAATCTTGACGAATCACCTTTTGAAATTAGGTTCCCGACCCAAGCAGCTTAACCCCTGGAACTTAAAAGACCAAAACAAGTCTGGCCGCATTGCGGCCTTTCTTTTTATACAAAATAAGGCTTGACCGATAAGACTTATAATGTCATAATATAAACTTAAGAATACAAATAAAACCAAACCCAGGAGGCCAAACATGGCGCATAATGTAAGAGAATTAAACGTTGAAGATATGATGCTTGTTTCAGAAATAATTGATGAGCTAGTATCAAACCTTGATAAAGAAACAATTGATTCAATTTTCGGCGGAGAAGGAAACGGAAAAGACGTTGGCTTGTCAGTTGTAAAAGTTGCAATTAAACACGCAAGAAAACCAGCCTTTGAATTTTTAGCAAATGTTAATGATCTTGGAATTGATGAATTCAAAAAGAAACCGGCATCATTTATAACAGATACAATTGAAGCAATTAAGGATAATCCAAAAAATAAGGATTTTTTTTCAGAGCTTCGCAAGTTTCTGCCCGGTGCGTAAGTTCTGAAGAAAAAGCGGTAGGAATATTTTGGGAGGAAACAGAAAAACTTCTTTCAAGATATTCCTATTCTATAGAATACATTCTTAGCATGAAGTATTTTTTGTTTTCAAAGATACATTCGGCATCAATTATAAATATTGAAAGAGAAAATAAAGAAAGCTTTCTACCTTCTGCGCTTCATTTCTGGCTTGAACATGTTTCTGGATCGAATAGCAATAAAACTTATGCTAAAATGTGCGAAGAATTAGGTTTAATTGAGAAGCAAAAAGAAAATAAGCTTTCAAATAAAATTGAGGCAAAGAATGCGGTGGAACGGGCAAGAAAAATAATTGATCTTGACAAAAAAAGAACAAAGAGGAATTAAAAAATGGCAAACGCGTTTGAGGTAGTCGGAAGATATATAATTGAAGGTGCTGACAAAGTAAGATCACAAATTGATGGCGTTTCAAATTCAGCGCGTAAATCAAGTTCAGAACTTGGGTCAACTGCATCAAGCGCAAACAAGGCAAGTTCTAATTTAAAAGGAACCGGAAAAAGCGCAGAATCAACAGCAAAAAAGATTGACAGGGCTTCAAAATCACTTAATAAATTTGGCGACAGCGTAAAAAGAACTGGCGACAGAATGACATTAATGGTTTCTGGACCACTTATTGCAGCCGGTGCGGGAGCAATAAAACTTGCAAAAGATTTTGCAAATACAGCTGACTCACTTCTTGACGCAGCAGCGGCAACAGGCGCAAGCACTGATGCAATTCAGCAATGGAAATATGTAGCAAAACAAGCTGGAACAAGCACAAAAGTTTTTGAAGATTCTGTTATGCGTATTAATCGAATGATGCCACAATTTGAAAAAGGAACGGGCGCAACTTCAGAAGCCGTTGCAAGGCTTGGTCTTGATGCAAAGAAATTTGCTGGACAAGATCCATCAAAAACAATGTTGCAAATTGTTAACGCTCTTCAAAGGGTAGAAGACCCAGCTAAAAGGGCTGAAATTGGAACCGCTTTGTTTTCAAGAAGGTGGGAAAGTCTTGCGCCTGTCGTTGATTTAGGCGAAAAGGCGCTTTCTAATTTTATGAAAACAGGTTCAAAATATGCACATTCAAATGCAGATCTTCAAAAGTCAAATAATTTTAGAATGGCTATTGAAAGGTTAGGCGCGGCATTTACAAATGCGAAAGAAAAACTTGCAATTGCTTTAATGCCAATCCTCAATGATCAATTTGTTAATGCTCTTGAAACTTCAGTTGTTCCCGCCGTTGTGAGTCTTATAGCTGGACTTGCAAACCTGGTTAAAGCTTTTGCATCATTACCAGCACCAATACAAAGCATGATCGTTGGCGCATTAGGTTTCGTTGTGGTAGTTGGCCCACTTCTTTCTATTTTTGGAAGACTTATTAAAATAGTTTCAAGCTTCAGAGGTGCGGCAAGAATTGCAATCACTGCATTTAATGGTATAAGGGTTGCATTGGCCGTTCTTTCCGGTCCGGTTGGTCTTGCAGTAATTGCCGGAATATCCGCAATAATTCTTGTATTTAAAAATTGGGGTTCAATATCTGACTTTGTTAAAAAAATGTGGGAAGGTTTTATTTCATGGTCATCTTCAGCATTTAGTAGAATGTCAAGCATGATTGTGGGAGCTATAAAAGGCCTACCAAGTGCTATATTTGGAATCTTTAAGTCAGCAGGGGATAGGGTAATGGCATGGTTAAAACCCTTTACAGATAGCGTTGTGAAGACGTTTAGAAACATGTATGCAAAAATAACCGGTGCTAAACTAAGCGCGGACACATCAGCGCTTGCAGACTCAATTGCAAGCAATTCAAGATCATCAAGTTCAAGAAGATCAAGTTCTTCATCTTCATCTTCTTTAGGTCAATCATCAGGAAGCACGTATGTTGATATGAGAAATTCAGTTTTCCGTGATGACAGGGATATGCTTGATAGATTAAGGAGGCAAGGTAAAGGCTTAACAGGGGGAGGAATTTCATGATTAATTCAGATTTTATCCAAGAAGTTTATATTGGCGGTTTTTTAACACATGTTTCTGATATGTCAATTCGTGAAAGCGTTGATGAGGTAATTGGTCAATTTGATTTTAGGGTTCCAGCTTTTGTTAATTCACAAGAAGCACTTGATGAACTTGACTTGGGCGCTGAAGTTTCGATAACACAAACAGCCAGCGGAAGAACGATAACCTGGATTGCAAGCATTGATGAGATCGATGATAGCCGATTAAGCAACGGGGATTATTATATAATCAAATGTTCAGGAGAGGCGGAGAGACTAACAAGAAGGAAGTTCACTTATGTTTTTTCAGGAATGTCAGCATCTGAAGTTATAATTGATGCAATGAATCGTTTTGGTCAGTATTCAAACATTTCAACTTCAGGTGTTGAATACAACGGGCAACAAGTTGGTTCTATACTTTTAAGAGAAGAAACAATTTATGACTTACTTGCCAAAATGTCAGCAAGAACGGGTTGGAGCTGGAGGGTCAATAATAGTGTTTTGGAATTTTTTGATGCACAAACAAAACTATCACCTTTTGATCTTGAGTCCGGAAAAAATATTGCTTCTGATAGCTTAATGTTAAAAAGAAATATTAAAGAAGTAAGGAACGTATTAAGGTCAGAGGCATATGAATATAAGCCTATAATCACAACAAGAACAATTGATGGGTGTTCATCTGCCATATTTGGAACAAAGTTTAATCCTAATGAATGGGAGTTGTCCGGCACTCCAAAAATAACTTCACCTGTCGAACTAACAAAAGAATATATTGATGAAAATGAACTTGCATTAATAAGTGTTAATGTTGATCTTTTTTCAGGTCGAATTTCTTTTTCAAGGCCTGCGTATATTGAAGAAGATACAACAGAAGCGCAAAATCAAACAAATCAAATTACTGTTGAATATTCAGTTAGAAGAAAGGTAATGGTTGAGGCAAGACAAGTTGCATCAATATCACAATATGAAGTGCGGGAAGGTGTTTTCAATGCCGGAAACGGCGGCGATGATATAGA